GGAAAAAGAAAGGAAATGTAAATGGTTACAAAGAAATTAAAAGTAAAAGTAAAAGTGAAAAGGAAAGTAAAAGGAAACAAGAAGAAAGTTAAAGGAAATAAGAAGAAACCAAATGCCGGTGGGCAAAGAACGAGAAACGATTTTAAAACTCGAAAGGAATGGAGAAGTTTCTGTAAAGGCAAGCGCATGGGGCGTAGAAGAAATGATATATTTTGGTATGGTTATAGACAAATCGGTGCGGCCATGGGTGTGGACGAACGAACACTGCGCCGTTGGATTTCTAAAGCGGGCATTTGTTTGCCAAGATGGTCTCCTGGCAAGACCGGGTCTGTGTTTCTTGGGAAGGCGCAGATTCCGACATTGTTGGAAAGGTTGTTGCGGGCAAAAGTGATAAAACATATTGACACTTTGGAAAGGTTGTGTAAGATGGTAACATCGGCGAACACCACAACACTGGGCAGGTTTGAGAATCGCATGGACAGAAACTGACATGGGCAAGTACAGTATCGTTAAAGAAAATGTGGATGAAGATTTCATTCGCATGCCATGCCAGTTGCGCAAACGAATTGGAAAGTCGCAGAAAATAAAACTTACATGGCGCATGGTTCAAGAAGTGTTTCGTGTGTACGCACAGACACGCGATGTGCGACGCACATGTAAGATATGCGGCATCACACGAACCAGATTTAATCGGCTGTGTGAGAAGCACAGGTGGGCGCAACGTTTGGAAGTTTTAGATTCGCGTGTGGCTGAACAGGCTGACATTTCATACGAACAGTTTACAAAACGGATTCTAAAAACATGCGCTGCTTTGTTGGATGGATATGACAATCAAATTCTTGAAGGAAAGCTTCCAAAACTTTCAGCAAAGGAATTAAAATTGTTGCAAGGTATTGTTGCCACCGGATTTGGAAAACCAACTGAACATACTGAACATGAACATAAAATCAACAACATGTCAGACAAAGAACTTTTAGAAGAAGTGAAGAAGTTGAGATTGCAAATTGCTGGCGATGATATGGATTGACATTTGGATAGTTTTATGAAACGTATTTCATTTCACTCCCAGTTCACGAGGGGAATTCAACCCAAAAAAATCAATGTCAATGAATTGTCCAATTTTTTAAAATGTGCTTTTCCTGGGACCTCTTCACAAAAATACATGGATTTTCGTCGCCGTCCCAAAATCACTAATGAAATTACTAATTTCGGTGCATGCATGAATTTTGCTGGGTGTTTGTCATGACGCTTCACCTTAAATCCCAAAAGCGTCAGCATAAAAAGCTATTTCTGCCTCGTAAACCCAAACCCAAGCGTAATCTCCGTAACCCATTACTTTTAATTGATCCGACCACGTTGAAACATGATCAGCTCATACGGTACACTTCACTACTTCGTGAACATCGTGAACGTCAGGTAGCCAAAAATATTAAACTCTGGGCTATGAACCGTCGTTCCAACATATCTGAAAAACGTATATATCAATTCGAACCTCGATATCCATATCTCTCAGATATTTACACAGACCGTCACCATCAGTTGGTAGTGAAAAAGTCCGCTCAGTGTGGAATGTCGGAGTTCATGGTCACACAGGGTATGTGGCTATGCGATCATATGGCTCTCACTGCCTTATACATATTCCCAACGGCAGGTACGATGCATGATTTCGTTCAGCAGCGAGTTGATCAGGCAATATTGGTATCACCATACTTGCAATCTCGAGTTGGATTCCCTAACAATGACTCTTCCAAAAAATTCTCACGTGGACTACTCGTCTTTCGAGGTGGCTCCGAAACAAAGCATGTTAAATCAGTGGACGCTGATGCCGTATTCCTTGATGAGGTCGACGAAATCGATCCCGAGATCGTATCATTAGCAGAACGTCGCGTAGGTGCCTCGTCTCTTAAGTGGCTTCGAAAGGTCTCAACTCCCTCTTTTCCAGATATGGGAGTTGATGCCGAGTTCCAAAACTCCACACAGTGTGAGTGGTTTATACGATGTCCCCATTGCTCCACTTTGCAACATATGGTCGGTGACCGTCTCATCAGTGATGATCCTCGCCATCCTACCCCATACGTACAGTGCGAGAATCCACGCTGTCACCGACCTCTTAATCGTTTCGCCAAGGGCACTTGGGTTCCTGCTCAACGGGACCCAACACTGCCGCATGGTTACCATATATCCAAACTTTTCTCCCCTGATTCTACACTGGAAGAGTTGGTCGCTGCATCCTTACAACTCGAGGAGTACAAACGACAAACATATTATAACCAGGATCTGGGAGAAACATACACACCAAAGGGAGCTCGTCTTGACGAGGACATTCTCAATGAGTGCTGTATGCGTGGGTATAAACTGTCAGGACGTTTAGATAAGCTTGCTTTCCAAACTCCTGGCCGAATATTCTTGGGAGCTGACGTAGGAACACCGCTGATTCATGTGAGGATATCCGTCTACTCCCAAGACTTCGAATCTAAACGAGCTCTGCACATTGGAACAGTTCGCTCTTTCCAAGAGCTCACAATCCTTTATAAGAAGTATCGGTGCACAGCTGGAGTAATAGACGCTCATCCAGAAAAACGGAAGGCTAGAGCTTGGGCTCAGAAGGTACCACACCGTCGGTTTGTTGCGTTGTTCATTGAAAGAGAAAACGACGTTAAACCAGTTACAGTTCATCCTAAAGAAAATAGGGTTGATATAAATCGTTCGATGGTCATGGACACAATGACTGTTAGGTATATGTCAAAAAGGGTCGTCTTGCCTATAGACGCAAAACATATAAAAGGCTTCTACGCTCAGATGAAGTCTCCAGCTCGTGTTAACCGTTTAAACAAAGACGGTGAGACAATTTCAAAGTGGATTAGAACCAACAAGATCGACCACTACGCAATGGCTGAATGTTACGAAGAGTCTGCAGCCGAAATGGTCAAGCAAAAACTTATCTCAGGCCGCGATGCGGTCACAAACTCAACACTGTTGGAGCAGATGTTCCAGACTATGGGTAAGAGGGAATTTGAACATGCCTAAAACAAGTAGAGTTCCGGGGTCGATGGCTCCGCTAAAGAATCCAATGCTCAACCGTGAGACAGCAATTTATTCTCTCGAGATATGGGACCTAAACAAACTCACGCCCTACAATCCCGACTCTCTGGTGCGAAAGAAGGGCATGCCTGTCTACCGTGAGATGGTGCAACGTGACGATGCCGTTAAGAGTGCACTGTTTACAAAGAAAGCCTCGCGTATGGCATCGGGCTGGGATTACTTGCCTCCAGACCCTGACGTTGAACCTCGTGGCGAGGAAATGGTCGCTTTTATAAAGCACAATTTCGAATGGATGAAAGGTACAGACTCTCAGATGATCTGGGATGTCATGGGTGCATTCGAATTTGGCTTTTCTGTTCTGGAAGAAAACTGGGCTGTTATAAAAGACGGTTCAAAATGGGAAGGAAAGATCGGGACGTGGTCCATTAAGTCAAAAGACTCTGCCGACTTTGATCCTAAGATTGACGAATATGGTAATATGACTGGGATCATTCAAGGAAAAGGCACACAGTATCACCGAGACCTTGACGTTGAGAAGTTTATGTACCATGTAAACTTCTTTGAACGTGGGAACTATTACGGAAATAGCGACCTGCGTCCTGCGTATCGTCCTTATTATGTTAAGGATATGCTTACACGGTTCATGGGTATCTACTTTGAGAAGTATGCCATGCCGATCGCCATTGGAAAGTATCCTGTAGATCTCGTATCTTCCGAAGAACCCAAGAGCGAGGGACAAGGTACAAAGAGTATGGCCGAGGCAGAGCGGGAACGTTTTGAGAAGGTACTCAAAAAGATCGCTACTGCAACTGCGATGGTTATACCCAGCGACTATGAAGTTGACTTTGCGGAGTCACGTGGCCGTGGTGAGTCTGGATACTTAAACGCTTTTCGATATTTGGATATTGCGATTGCACGAGCGATCTTGCTTCCTGCGCTTGTTACAGGGACGTCTGATACTGGTAAAGGAACGTTGGCTCAGTCACGTACTCACCAAGAGAGTTTCATGAATGTGGTCATGATGCTTGCAGATCCTATCGAGACTACAATCAACGAGCAACTAATAAGAAAGCTTATAGATATTAATTTTGATAAACCAAAAGCTTACCCAAAGTTTAAATTCCGTGACTACGACAAGCAGATCTCGCAAAGGGTAGTTGACATATTTGATAAGTTAATTGCACGAGGTGTCTTGGATGAGTCAGACGCCAAATGGATTAGAAACCAAATCGGACTTCCTGAAAGACCGGAAGACGCTCCGCCTCCTAACTTCAGGTCTAGAGGCGAGTATGGTCCAGTGTCGACATCTGGAGGAGAGATCCTCGCTCCGGGTGGAGCTCCTGCAAAAGCTCCTACTCCCAGGCCTCGTCGGACCAAGAGAAGTTCTCCTGCGAAAGAGAAAGAAGAGTTCGCAGAAACATTAGGTAGAAATAACGGTCCGTATTCTGCAGGTCCTGGAGGAAAGTGCAAGTGCACAAAATGCGGGTATGAAATGTCCCATGATGCAGGTACACCATGCACAAAGTTGAAGTGTCCGAAGTGTGGAGGTAAGATGCTTCGGAGCTCTCAATTCTCAGAGCAGCACTGCGATAGCATTGTAACTCTCGAAAGAGAGGAAGGATGTTATCCTGAAACACGTTCGTTCCTGGAAAACTCCGTTGCTGCCATGATGGAAGCAGAGTGTCCTCCTGAAGACTGGCCTGGAAAGATGAATGCAACAGACTACATAGTTCATATCAATGATATATTTGAGTTTGCTGAAAAGACTGGACGAAAGTCAGATGCTGAACGGTTTAAAGCAGACTTAAATATGAAGCCAAGTCGTAAACTTAGTACACCTGAGAAGCGTGTTGATTACAACGGTATTCAAGCTTCGTGGCGTGCACTTATTGAACAGACTTTGGCTACAATGACTAACAACATGGCACTTCTAAAAGATCAGATGCTTCCAAAGGTGAGGTCTTTGTATGAGAGAGGCGACGATCAAGCGTTTGATAGTTTGCAAGTTCCTTCAAAACCGATCTCTACGTTTAAGAATGCAGTAAATCAAATGTTTCTGACAGACTTTGTTCTTGGCTATAATAACTCTATCCAAGAGGTTGAAAAAGCAACGGGCAAGGATCTTTCACAGTTTGCGGAGGTCGATGGAATACTCGCAGATCCGGCCGAAGCTCTTCAAGCTCTAACTCTCAAACGTCCTCGTCTTCGCAGGTTCCTGAAAACTTATTCCAGACGTTCCTTCACCATAGCTGGTGTTGAGAGAGCGAGGATTTTAAATGAGGCAAGACGGGTACTTGAAATCGGAGTTCAAAGAGGCTACTCTACTGACAGGGTCGTCCGTGAACTTGGAGCAGTGCTTGACAAATATACAGACCGACTTGTCAAGGGAGAGGTCGTCAAGCCAGGACGCCTTCAAACAATCGTACGTACTAATCTTAGTGAAGCGTTTAATACCGCCAGGCGTATGGCATTCGAAGACCCTGCGATATACCCTTATATAGGGGC